AGTTGAACAAAATGTGTAAGAAAGAAGTAGAAGAAGGTGTTGCAGAGACAGTACGTGAATGCAAACAATATCACTTTGATACGAGAATTAAATCGGGGTGGTAACATCTGATTAGATGCCTAAGTAGGGTTTGGGCATCTAATTGAAGTCTTATAAATAACTGTACATGGAAGATGTTCTGCGTATCAAGTGGTACGCACTGCATATAAGTGGGTCAGGAAACCACCCTCGGAATTACAGGATAGGAGATTACTATGCGTATAATTGCAATTGCGTTCGCATTGGTTCTGTCTGCTTGTTCAACTGTCGATGCAACCATTGACGGTACTGGTGGTGTTATTAAAGGTGTCGGTTCAGATGTCTTTGGTGTATCCGCCGGTGTATTGGACGTAACATCTAACTTGATTAAAGATGTTGCTACCAAGACTGGCACAGATGCAACTGCACCAGAAGAGGACTAAAGTAAGATCGCCAAGGATGGCACCTATTCGTTTCTGTCATGTATCTCGTATAAGATCATCATACAAATAATAATAAGTACCACCGCAAGGAGATCCATCTTATCAATCTTGTGGGGTTAGAGGAAAGATTTTAGCGATCACACGTCCAACTTCGATTGCGAGGTCTATGTGTTCTAACTGTGTACCGTTCGCACTACGTAACTCAATGTAGTGTATCCACGACCGTAACGTTCCATTCACATATAACCTAGACACAGTATTACCCTCTGGTAGAACAACACGTGCCTGTTCCTTTGCAATACCATTATCGATTGCCCAGTTGTAAACCTCTTTGGACTGGTGAATGAGTTTCATCTGTTTCATTCTGAAGTCTTCGTTTATTCTACGTTGACCTTCATTGTCCTGATCAATAGGTATACTGTTCTGTCGGTTCTTCAGATCCTGAAACCTTGCCTCGCGAGGTACCATCTCTAAGTCTTTTAACGGATCCGCATAACGTTGACTGAACTCTTGGAAACTAAAACTACGATGACGCAACAACTGACGTGCGATATCTCGTGTGGTTTCTACTTCCAAACAGACACTGACCATCTCTAGAGGAGACCAGTGTTTGTGTTTCATGAGATACTTTACCAGTTTCTCGTTCGTCTCTTTGTTGTTCTGATTAGACGGGTTAGATACACGTGCACAATATGCCACTAGATCTAATGCAGACTCGTTAAGGTCTGGTGCTTGTGAATGACTTACCAATTTTACTTTCAACTTTCTTCCTCTATGATTTTAATGATCAGTTCTGCGGATTCTAACATCTTGGTATATATAAAGTTCTGTTCGAACCCTTCTGGTTTTATGTACAAGGACACCAACTGTTTCTCATCCGTGACATAGGACTTGTTCCTAGGACGATAACGTGTCATCGCATCCATACGATCAAGTATAGATGACCCTTCCTCAAAGTCACACCCCTCACAGAAGATGAAGTAGGAGAACCAAGGGTACGCCTCGTAGAGACAACGAAACTCTTCTATGTTCTTGTATGCACGTTCTATTGCGTTGCCCTGTGCCTGTTTCTTCTTACCTTCTGCAAGGAGTTTATCGTTGGTACCCTGTTTCTTTGCCTCGGAGGTGAGAATAGGATACCACGTTGACCCGTCAGAGTAAGTCTTCTTGACCCATATAGTACCACCGTCTGGATTGACAAAAGACTTACCGTTTGAGGGGACATAGTCTACTACACCGATTGACTCCGCAAACATCTGTTTGGAGTGTTTCTTCATGTGCATAAACTCAAGGTTGCGATGGTTATTCTTTAATGTTTTGAAAACACATTGAACTGCGGTGGCAACCATGTTCTCAGTCTTTGCACCCTCTTTGTAGGTAGTCTTACCACCCCCCGAGAGTCTCTGTATGTGACGTAAGTTATCAGATTGTGCCATTTTTAAAATCCTTGTTTTTTTAATAAAGACAAATACCTATACACACTTGCGCGAGAGACATCTAACTCTTCAGCAATTTCTATAGCACTCCTTCCCGATAACCGTAAGTCATGAACCTTTTTATCGTCTATTTTTCTTGGTCTGCCAAATCGGACTCCTTTTCTTTTTGCACTCTCTATTCCTAGTTTTTTTAGTTCAGACCAGTTATTAAACCTGTTAGGTTTAACACCATGAATCCATCCATGATGTTCTCCACAAACAGTCAGGAGGTTTGTATGATGATCGTAATCACCAGATATTGGTTTTAGTTCACTTTTCTTACAAACAATATGATGGTTATGAAGATTATCTTTTGTTCCGCATATAACACAGAAATCTGTAATCATAATATATCACCTAATTATATCAATGTCGTCTGCGTTGACGTTCCAAGTTTCTACGGTACGTCTCAACCGACCTTCAGACTTTAGTTTGTCGTAACGTTTGGTGGCGTTCTTCTTCCACCATGCAGTAACATTCTCAAGAGAGAACCTGTCGTAGTTTTCTTTCTTGATCAATGTATCTGTTTCGAGGTTTAGATACTGAGGTACATTATCATAACCATACGTGGACACGAAAGAACGTTTCCGTTCAGTCAGATCCTTTGCATTATCGTAGGTTTGACAGAACTTCTTATAGGCAACATCATCATGGACTTTGAGAGAGGCTTTGATGATCGATGCCATCTTGGTCTGTGTCTTGAGTTTGCGAGAGGATGCATCCACAGGAACCAAGGGTTCACCACCGTTCTTATCAATGAACCAAGCACTCAGTCTGCGGAAAGTGTCGTCATTGATTAGTGGCAAGAAGTTTGAGTCTGTCAAACCGTTGAATCGCAGGAATGGTTTCATACCATCATACTGCGAGGCAGACTTTGTTGAACCATACAGTGATGTAGTCTCAAACATACAGAAGTTAGAATCATACTTCTTGTTGAGTGCATCACGTGTAAAGTGACTGCAACAGATTGCAGCCAGTAACTTACCACCCAGATAGTTAAATCCAAATGGTTGTGTAGGTACGATGTTGAACCCCATGATTGCAGAGTTGTTGAACCTCTCCATGATCGCAGGGTTTAGACTGTCAAGGGGACTACCCAACCAGTCGTTACGTGGTTTGCTATTAATAGTAGGAGAACCGAGACGGATCATACCCGCAACCATACCGGTGTTCTTTTCTTTGATCAACCACTTCATGGTCTTGCCGGGGATCGACTTCTCTACAGGTGCAGAAGTGACGATCTCCATGTAGTTCATGAACTTGTATGACGCAGTGTCGATGATAGTAAACTCCATCTCAGACGGATGTATATCAAAGTTACTGAATAGATCTTCTTCAGGGCCCATGCCAGGCAGAGAGGGAGGGAACTCATCCATCCTCTCCATCTTGATCCTACGCATGTATTCATCGATTCTATCGATACTACCGAAGAACTCATCAAATGCATTTGCCGCGAACAGGGCATCTGTGTGACTTAATATCATTATAACCTCATCTCAATGTAACACATTATACAGTATGTAGCCTGCAAAGTCAACCTTTTATTTCTGATATCATATATGATCGAAAAACCCTCAAAAGGGGGTGTTTGATATCATTAATGATCACAATAAAGATGACTATAAAATCAGTATAAATACAATCATACAAACCAAAGGTATAAGACATGGCGACCAACACATTTGATTGTGGAACCAACTACTTGCAACCGTCAGGGTTCAAGATAGTTATCAGTAGGAGAGACTTTCCTAATCTGCAATTCTACGCACAAACCGTATCACACCCAGATGTAAACTTACCTTCAGCAGAGTTAGGTTTCTCACGGGTCAACAGTGTACCCTTTGTAGGAGATGCCGCTGAGTTTGGTACACTTACGATGGAAGTCCTGTTAGACGAGGATATGAACTCATACCGAGAGTTGTACAACTGGATGATTGCTGCAACATCTAATCAACATAGACTCCCATCCGCATCCGTGGAATCTAATCCAAAGAAAGGATATCAGGGATCTTCATACAACGACATCACAGTCGCAATCCTATCAAGTCACAATAACGTCAACAGAACGTTTAGATATATAAATGGGTTCCCTACTAGTGTAGGAATGATCAACCTTGCATCAACTTCACAGGAGCAGTTCTTGTCGTTTCAAGCGACATTTAGATTTGACTATTTCGAGTTTAACTGATATAATGGCTGGGTATTAAGACTACCCTTATAGGATAAAAAATGAACCTTGAAACTATATTAACTGAGTGGAAGAAAGACTCTCAGATTGAAATGATGGCACTAGATGCATCATCCGTAGAAGCATCCAAGAACCACGGTAAGTACTTGGAACTACATGCAACCTACAAACTAAAACTGAAAGACGCAGAGTTCAAACAGAAAGAACTCATGAAGTGGAAGTATCTATACTACGAAGGTAAGATGTCCAAGGACGAGATCGATCGTTTTGGGTGGGACTATGATCCGTA